GGCAATAATGGAGCTAATGGTACAAGTGGCTCTCCTTACGCAGGGGGTGGTGGAGGTGGAGCTAATGCATCAGGATCTGGTGCTAATGGTGGTAATGGTTCAGCTTCTACGATAACAGGATCTTCAGTAACATACGCTGGTGGAGGTGGTGGAACGGGATATGGTGTTACTGGTAGTGGTGGAAGTGGAGGTGGTGGTACTGGACCCCATGATGGAAGCACTGGAGGTAGTGGGACTGCTAATCTTGGAGGTGGTGGTGGTGCTGCGGGCACGAGTCCAGGCACTGGTGGTTCAGGAGGAAAAGGTGTGGTTATTATAAGTGTACCCACTGCAAATTATTCAGCAAATACAACCGGATCACCCACTGTTACAACATCCGGAAGTAATACAATAATGACATTTAATGGAGATGGGAGCTACACAACATAATGGCCACTTTTGCAAAAATAGGATTAAACGGGAAAGTAATTGAAGTTCACTCGGTTGTTAATGAAGTTATACAAGATGCTAACGGTGTTGAACAAGAAAAATTAGGAATTGATTTTTTAACAAATTTAACTAAGTGGCCTATCTGGAAACAAACTTCTTACAACACTAAAGGTGGTGTTCATAAATTAGGCGGAACACCTTTAAGAAAAAATCACGCAGGAATAGGTTATAAGTATGATGAGGATAGAGACGCTTTTATACCTCCTAAACCTTTTGATAGTTGGACTTTAAATGAAGAAACGTGTATATGGGAAGCACCAGTTGCTCATCCTAATAATGGACAAACGTACTCTTGGAATGAAGAAACAAAACAATGGGATTTAATAAATGAGTAAAATAGAAGTAGATACTATTGCACCACAATCAGGAACTACCTTAACACTAGGTGAAAGTGGTGATACAATTTCAATAGGCTCTGGTGCAACACTAGAGGGTGCCGGTGTTACTTGGCAATCATCAATAGTAACTGCTGCAACATTAACTGCAGAAGCGGGAAAAGGATATTGGATAGACACATCATCAAATGCTTGCACTGTTACTTTACCCACTTCTTCAAGTGTGGGAGATCAATTATATTTTGTTGATTTTGCTAGAAATTTTGGAACTAATGCGTTAACTTTAGATCAAGGTTCACAAAACTTTCAAGGAGCCACAACTCCAAATCCAGTTTATAATACAAATGGTCAAGCTATAAATATCGTTTATTCAGGATCCACAAAAGGTTGGATTCCAACTTCCGATGATGACGTTAGTTTTGAAACTGCACCTTATATTATAGATTTTCTTGTTATAGGTGGTGGAGGTAGTGGTGCAAAAGAAATATCAGGCGGTGCTGGTGCAGGAGGTGGTGGTGCTGGTGGTTATAGAGAATCAACACAATCTATAGCATCAACTGGAACAACAATAACAGTTACAGTAGGAGATGGTGGTGCAACTCAAACATCAACCAGAACTAATGGTAACGCTGGTAGTAATTCATCAATTTCTGGTTCTGGTTTAACAACAACCACATCTGCTGGGGGTGGACATGGATCATCTTATCCCAACAATGGTGGGAATGGTGGCTCTGGTGGTGGTGGCGGTGGTGCTGCTACGACTTCAGGAGGTTCTGGTAACACACCAAGTACAACACCAAGTCAAGGAAAAGATGGCGGTGGACAAACAAGCACAAATGCTGGAGGTGGCGGCGGAGGCGGTGCTGGTGCAGTAGGTTCAAGCACATCTAGTAATGATTCTGCAAATGGTGGAGATGGTGTAGCTTCATCAATAACAGGTTCTTCTGTCACAAGAGCAGGTGGTGGTGGTAGTGGTGCAAAATCACCTAATTCAATAGGTACTGGTGGATCAGGTGGTGGTGGAAATGGTGGTGCAAATGGTTCAACTGTTGGTGTAGATGGAACAGCAAACACAGGAAGTGGCGGAGGTGGTGGTGGAGTAAGCTCTGGTAGTGCCTCAAATAGTGGTGCTGGAGGAAAAGGAGTAGTTATTTTAAGTATTCCAACTATTCATTATTCTGGTACAACTTCAGGTTCACCAACAATTTCAACAACTAGTGATGGTGAAGAAAAAACAATATTAACATTTACAGGTTCAGGGAGTTACACAACATAATGGCTAGTTTTGCAAAAATAGGATTAAACAATAAAGTAATAGAAGTTCTTTCTGTTCACAACAATGAATTACTAGATAGTAATGGTGTTGAACAAGAAGGTATTGGAATTGATTTTTTAACTAAATTAACAGGTTGGGCAATTTGGAAACAAACATCTTATAATACTAATGGTGGAGAACATAAACTAAGTGGAACTCCACTTAGAAAAAATCACGCTGCTATTGGTTATACTTACGATGAAGATAGAAATGCTTTTATACCTCCTAAACCTTATTCAAGTTGGACATTAAATGAAGAGTCTTGTAAATGGGAAGCACCAGTCGCTTATCCTAATGATGGACAAACATATTCTTGGAATGAGGAAAATCAAACTTGGCAAGTGATTGACAATTCTTAATAAATAGTTTAATCACATTGTGGGTATGTCAAAAGAAAGTAAAAAATTTAACATTGTAAATGATTTTATAGACCCTGTATTGTTTTCTAGTATTAGAGACACATTAACAGGAGATACATTTTTTTGGTTTTACAATGATTTTGTAAATTATAGACCTTGTGAAGGATATAAATTCTCAAATGAAATTATAAAAGATTCTAATTTAACATCTCGTATTTTTATTAATTATTTACAAATGATTAGACCGGCGTTAGAAAAAATATCACACAAAAAATTACACTCAGTAAAATTTAATTTATTCACTAAAACATTAAAACCACAAAAATATTTAATTAATCACCATAAACCAAATACTAAAGTAGCAGTTTTATTTGCTAATAATACTAATGGTGGTATCGAGATTGATAATACTTTTATTAAAAGCACAGAAAATCAATTAGTGTCTTTTGACTCTAACGTAGAATACAAAGTAGTAACTCCGACGAATCCTAAAATATTTACTTACGCAATTATTAATTATGAATAGTATTAATAATTTTTTAGATGCAGCGTTTTTTAATGATTTAAAAACTTTTATTATGGAATCAGAATTTTCGTGGTTTCAAAGAAAAACTATGGTCGTAGGAACAACTGACAATTTAGGTTATTTTACTCATTCTTTTTATAATAATAATCAAATAAATTGTGACGCATATTTTAAATATATTATTCCTATTTTAAAAAAATTAAATTCAAAAGCTGTAGTAGAGGTTAGAGCAAATTTAGCTCCATCTTGTTTTTTAAAAAAAGATGCTTGTGCTTTTCACACTGATAACTCGTATAAATGTAAAACTGCTATCCTTTATCTTAATACTTGTGATGGTGGCACAGAGTTTAAAATTAACGATGAAATTAAATTTATAAAATCAGAAGAAAATAAAATAGTAATTTTTAATTCTGACATAGAACATAGAGCAACAAAATCAACAAATGTTGATTTTAGATATATATTAAATTTTAATTATTTTGATTAATGGAAAAAAACTTAAAAGATTACATACTTCATTTAAACAATTGGGTTCCTAAAAATATTTGTAATAAATCTATAGAAGAATTATCTAAAGATACAACCTGGGAAAGACATACATATTCAGACCATCAAGAATATGAAGACGTCTCAAAAAATGGTAATAAAGAACTTGATGTTTGTTATGGAAGAAATTTAACTTACTTTAAAGAATTACATCATTTAACATGGAAAGCATTAGAAAAATATATTGTGATTAATAAAATAGGTGGTGAAACTTTTACTGGTTGGAAAGGTTTCAATCAAATAAGATTTAATAGATATGATAAAAATCAAATTATGTCTAAACATAGTGATCATATTCATAGTATGTTTGAAGGAGAAAGAAGAGGAATACCAATATTAAGTATTGTTGGAGTTTTAAATGATGACTATCAAGGAGGCGAGTTTATTATGTTTGATGATTACGAAATAAAATTTAAACCTGGAGACTTAATTTTATTCCCATCTGTATTTTTATATCCGCATTTAGTTAAACCAGTTAAAAAAGGAACAAGATACTCTTTTGTATCTTGGTGTTATTAATGAAAGAACCTGTAATACATTCTATTTTTCCGATACCCATTTATACAACAAAAATGGATAGAGGATTTACAAAACAAGAGTTAAATTTTGTAAAAGAACACAAAAAACATTGTAAAAATAATATTGGTAATTTTAGTACAAAAGATACTTATATATTAAATAACAAAGAATTTAAAAATATAAAAAAGTTTTTAGATAAACATTGTAAAAATTATTTAAATACTATTATTTGTCCAAAAAACAATATAGAACTATATATAACTCAATCGTGGTTAAACTATACCGACGCTAATCAATATCACCATCAACACCAACATCCTAATTCAGTAATATCTGGTGTATTATATTTTGATTCCGATATAAAAAATGACAAAATACTTTTTTCAGATCCTATAGTCTATAGACAAATATCCCCAGAAATAAATAATACTAAATATAATTTATGGAATTCTGGCACTTGGTTTTTTCCTGTCGAAACAGGTAATTTATTTATGTTTCCATCATCAACCACTCATCAAGTAGAAACTAAACAAGGTAATAACACAAGAATAAGTCTAGCTTTTAATACTTTTTATAAAGGCTCTGTGGGATCTAACTCTGAATTAACAGAGTTGATACTATAAAAATATAGTATATAATTCTTAGATGGAGGCAGGGCACCACCACATACCCCCTGTCTCCTTTTAAGGATTATTTATGAGTTTAGGATTTGACGCAATATCAGCATTACCATTTGCTACATCAGGACCAGATACAGATGTAGCTGTAGCTGTAACAGGTAATCAATTAACTATTACTATTGGTAGTGTAGGGGTCATAGCAGATGCTGTTACAGAGGAGGCAACTCCTAATCCATTAACTTTAGGTCTCGGTACTTTAAGTATCACAGGTCAAGCAAATATAAGTGTTACAGCTAACCCACTAACATTAGGTATTGGCACCGTTACAGTCACAGCAGATGCTACGGCTTCTCCTACAGCAAATCCATTGACGTTAGCCACTGGAAATGTTACAATCACAGGTACGGCACTTGTAAGCCCTAGTGGGGTACCACTAACGGTAGATACAAAAGAGCCTGGTATAATTACATGGAACGAAATAGTTCCAGGAGCAAACATGGTTTGGACACCTATAGATCCGAGTTAAAATTATGGCATCAACATTTTCATCAGATTTAAAATTAGAAATAGTAGCAACCGGAGAGAAAGCTGGTCTTTGGGGTACTATTACAAATACTAACTTACAAATTTTAGAACAAAGCGCTAGTGGTTATCAAGATATAGATATGGCTGGTGCAAGTGTAACTTTACTTTTATCAGATGGTGCAACATCAAATGGTAAAAACTTTTATTTAAAGCTATCTGGAACTTTAGCTGGTGACAGAACTTTAACAATGCCATCGGGATCTGAAAGAGTTTGGATCATAAGTGATGAAACAGTTAGAGGAACATCTAATAGAACATTAAGTGTGTTAACCGCTAGTGGCACATCTCAACCTGTTCCACCAGGATCAACTTTACTTTGTGTTTCTGATGGTACAAACACAACAACAAGAATTATAGAAAAAGGTTATGCAACTATAACAGATTCTAACTCACCTTACGCAGCTGTAGCAGGAGCACAAATTTTTGCTAATACAACAGCTAATCCTATAGAAATTGATTTACCTTCATCTCCAGCAGTAGGAGATGAAATTACTATCATAGATACTAGAGGTACATTTAATTCAAACAATTTAACCATTGATAGAAATGGTCAACCCATAAATTCAGGAACATCTAATCTAGTTTTAAGTACAAACGGACAAGCTATAACTTTAGTTTACGTAGATGCTACTAGAGGTTGGGCTTTCAAAACAAACACAGCATAGGAGCTAACACATGGCTCTAACCAAAATTAAATTCGCACCTGGAATTGATAAACAAGACACAGCTGTTGGCGCTGAAGGTCGTTGGGTTGATTCTGATAATGTAAGATTTAGATATGGCCTACCAGAAAAAGTTGGTGGCTGGCAATCTCTATTAACAGATACAATAGTTGGTGTGGCTAGAAAAATGTTACCATTCGTAGATAAAGAAGGAAATAGATATGTGGCTATTGGTACAGATAAATTTTTACTTGTATATTTTGAAGGACAACTTTTTGATGTTACACCTTTGAAAGCTGATATTACTGGTGCAACACTTTCAACAAACTCTACAACAACAGTTACAATAACAACTTCAGCTGCACATAATATAAATGTAGGTGATATAGTTTTATTTGATAGCGTTACTTTACCAAGTGGCACAGGATTCTCAGCATCAGACTTTGAAGATAAAAACTTTCAAGTTATTAGTGTTCCAAGTCCAACAACTTTTACAATTACAATGGGATCAGCTGCAACCGGCACAGTATCTGCTGGTGGTAGTATAACTTTAAAACCTTATGAACCTGTTGGCCCAG